AATGTATAGTGAAGTTTCATTATCTGCAACAATTTCAACTTTTGCTGATGGTGAATAAGATGAGAAACCTAATCTACCATCATTTGTAACTGTAAGAGTATTTGCTTGATTTGGATATGCTCCAAAATGCAATAGATTTAGTGTTTCATCATAATAAGAATTGGAAGCGCCGTTAAAGGCACCATTATCATTAAACTGCAAGGAGTTGAAAGGTAATCCAGGTAAACTTCCACCAAGACTTACTGGGCTAATATTTACAGTTGCAATTCCAGAAGGACTTCCAGTTACCTCTACAAGAGCACCAATAAAGTTAATTGTCGTTACAAGACCAACAAGGTTTTGAGCAAAAGCACCAGTAGTAATTGCAACTCTAGGATTTGTATCAAAAGTAAGAGTGCTAATTCCTGTTAGTGAATTATAATCAACATTAAGATTAATACCCTCAGTTACAAGATTAATTAGAGTTGCAAAACCAACATAAGACCCAGCAGATGCAATACCAACACCAGGACCACCAATAAATCCCCAAGGAACCCATTCATTTTGTAGAGTATAAATCCAACCAGCAAACCCTGATTTTTCTGGTTCACTGTTAAATTCAATATCACCATAATTTCCTGCAAAATCAGGTTTCTCATAATTAATAGAAATGCGACGAGATATCTCTTCATTTCCTTGAATAAAGAATGAGTTTGCTTCAACATCAGAGTTTGAAGTAACTTTATTGTTGAAAACAACAGGACCATCAAATTCTGATATTGTATTTTTATCTTTACCACCATCAACCTTTATAGAATCAGTAACAAATAATTTTTGAGTATCGGTAATGTTGCTTAATGTATCACCACCTTTTTCTCCTGTATAGGTTGGAACAGGAGTATCAAAAGTCTCTTCTTTACCTGTTGCAGAGTTAATCTTCTTGTTACCAGCAAAGAAATCACCATCACTGTTCATACCAGTGTAAACAACAATACCACCATCAGTCTTTGTTGCTTGTGCAAGGAATTTCTCAGAATTACTTAAAGCACGATCTTGCTTGTCTGGTAATGAGGTTGAATAATTACCAGGACCAAAACCAAGATATTCAAAAGTATGCCCTGAGGCACGAATGATTGAGTTACGACGAAGTTCAACTGGAGTAACTTTAATTCTACGAACAACAGATCCAATAACATGTGCCTGTCTTGGAGAACCAAGAAGTCCTCTATAGACATTTACAGAATCTGAAGAAACATTTTTTCTAATTCTAAAGATTTCATTGTTAACAAGTAAATAATCTCCAAGATTAAATCCAAGAGAAACCGCATTTGAAATATTTAAGTAGTTTAAATCATTAGTATCTAAATTTGTGGTTGGAAGAATTGAATTTCCGATTGTTGTTGTAATTCCTGCATACTGATAAGTTAAGCGACCTGAAGTATTTTCCGAATCTCCAAGTAAATCGCCACCATAAGAAGTTAGAGTAGGACGATAGGCATATAAAGTTCCTGTTGCTGAAGTTGAAGTTGTTGCTCCAATACCAATATTGACGACTATAGAAGAAATTCCAACTGAACTGTTAATTCTATTAACAATAAAGTCTCCATTAAAGACCGTTTCATTTGCACCACGAATACTGATCTTATTATCAACAGAAAATCCGTGACTGGTTGTAAATCCGACAGTAGCAAGACCAGTTACTGAACTATAAGTAAGTGATGAGACTGAAAGAACTTTACCTGTTGGAATATAACCAGCGTTTGATGTTACTGTTACTCCTAAACCTAATGTTGAAAATCCTACAAAAGTTTCGGCAGAAATTACATCAATCTCTTTTGATTTTCCAGTTGAAATACCAGAAACTCTATAAAGAGTATTATACTCAGAGTTTGATGCAGAGGAAATTCCAGAAATCTTGAGGGTGTCGCCAATATTATCAGCAATTGTCTCAACTCTTACGACACCAATTACATGACTTGTAGTTGTAGCAACGCCAACAACCGTAAGAGTGTTTCCAATACCATAAGCAGAACCACCATCAATAATTGTGACTCCAGTAATTGCACCAGCAGTGAGATCAATCTTTGCAGTTGCATTTGAACCAGTTGTGCTTCCTGCAAAACCAACTAATTGAGCATTATAAAGACTTCCTGTGAAACTTCCAGATGATCCATATGCACTACCACCACTTACAATACTTACGGTAGTAATTCCAGCAAGTCCGTGATCAATTGTAGTATAAATCGTGTGTGCTGTTCCACTAGATGAACGAATGTTTGTAATACCATAACCAACAACAAGAGATTCTAATGTTTCTTTTGTAATACTATTCTGAGGATCATTAATTACAACTTGACCAATCGTGTCTGGAAGAGCATGAGAGTCTGATGCACTTGGATCAGAATTTGGATTATCTTTGTTAGACTGTGGATAAAGATTTTCAATTGGTTGTGCAAATTTTTGCCCCGTAAATGGTGTTACTGTTGGACTGTTTGCATAATTGATTAATGTGAGGTGGTAGATACCATCTTGAGAACCAGCAACGTACTGTTGAATTTCTTCTGTTCTATAAACTTGATATGTTTTGGTATATTTCTTTCTTCTAAAGTATGGGAGACTTGAAGTTCTATTTGATGTGTCGCTTGCAAATGTACCAGGTGTGGTGGCCAAAGGTAGTGCATAAGTAAATTCTTTTGCACTTACAATTGAAGTTACTGTATAAGTTCCATTGTATCCTGTTGGAGTTACATTTACAATTTCTATTTCATCGCCAACTTTTAGACCATGAGGAAGTTCTGATCTAACTGTGGATACATTGGAGGACCAAGATGCTTCTGCAATAAATTTTGGATTTCTTAAATCTGTGGAATTTATTGAACCTGAACCACTATAAAGTTGTGAGATTTCATTAGTTCCAGAACCAATAATATCATTTGATTCCTGAAGAATAAACCCATCAACAGGAGGTCTTGCTGTAGTTGGAGAATCTTTTGGAAGAACATAACGAACTCTGTAAAGAGTATCTACTAAACTTCTAGAATCTGGTTTACGAGTTACATATGACCTTGGAGTTGCATTTCCTAGTCCAGCAACACCTAAAGAATTAATCGCATCATAAACTCCATTGTTTGCAGTATCAACATTAACATACCAGTATCCACCAGTATCCCATTGAACTGGATGTCCAATATCTCCTGGATTTTTATCACTAACTCTACTTACAATACTTAGAGTTCCACCCTTATTATTAATTGTAATAGGTGTTCCGTTGATTGCATCATTTAAAGTTTTTGAAATATAAATTTGATTATTTGTGGTAATTCCAACAGTTGAAGTATAATAAATTTGATTTGCTTTTAAACCATCAGGAAGATTTCCATCATCAGCAATAATGCGAATCGATTCTCCGTTAATAAATGAATGTTGTTGTGTTAATGTAAGTGTGTTTGCTGCAATACTATTAATTCCAACAACATTTCTTCCTACAGTAAATGATTTTTCTGACGAAGATTGAGTTGAATTATAAGGTCCATAAGGCATTACAATTCTGGAAGAATAAGTTGATATTCCTCCATTTTGATAAACTTGAACAATCAGTTGCTCATTCTGTTTTGCACCAATATGATATCCGTCGATTACAACTTTTGGAGGAATATTCTCATTTGTTTCATTATAAAGATAAAGACTTGAAGTTGTACCAGCACCGGCAGATCTAAGTGTTGTAATTCCCACATCGATTGCACTAAATTCAACACTGATTTGTTCTAGTTCTATTTCTTTTGGGGGAATAATGTGGGTAATATATCCATGATCATCTTGATTGAATGCTTCTCTTCTAAATCCAGATGATACTAGTGCCTTTGCACCAAAGTTTGAGTTTGAGTTGTTGAGTGCAATATCTCCACCATTTTCAGTAACAAAGTGCTGTGCATATCCAATTGCAAAGACTGATACTAACTGTAAGAATGCATCATTAGTTGCTTTGATATGGAAATTTTCATATTCTGGTCTAAATCTTGACCTTGAATTTGTATTAAGATTTGAGACAGTATTTGAGTACTTATAATCACCAGATCCAGTATCATACTTCACAAAAGCATTATCATCTTTCTGCAATCCAATACCAGTGTATTGAGCAACAACCATTGACTTAAATCCGGTTGCCTTATCACCATCTGCAAGCAATCCACACATTCCATAAACAGAACGAAGAGAGATGTTGAAAATATATGGAGATGCTGAAGTAACTGTATCAACAACAAGATCTAATGTTGATCCCGTAACACCTGGAAGTGGATTTGTGGGTATATTTTGAACCTGATATGTAACTTGAGTATTACTTGGGACCGAAGAGATTACGTATTGTCCATCATAACCAGCAGCACTTACTCCACTAATTTGAATTGGACTATCAACACTTAATCCTTCTACAGTTTCTACAAGGTTTACTGTAATTGTTTTTGTTGGCGTAACTCCATCTCCAGAACGAATGCTTGTAATACCAACAGAAGCACCTTTTGGTCCTACAATACGATATTCGTCAATAACTGGTTGAATATCTACTGTTGCTGTTCCACCATCATAATCAGGTTGAATTTCTCTACCAGAAGAAGCACCATAGACAGCAGCAACTTTCTCATAATACATGTCCAGATCAGTTCTGGCTGCCCAATTAGGACTTGTTTCGTCATAGGTAAGAAAATCATCTTGAATTCTTACAGTATTTACACCATCAGCATATTCAAATCCTGAGAGTTTGTGGTGTGAGAAGTTTGGAACAAAGATATTTGAAGTGTAGTCCTTATAGCAAGTTCCGTTTGGATCTGCATCAAGAATAGTAAACTGCCAAATATAACATCCACCAGTTACTCTAAAAACACAAGATCTTTCAATATTATCATTTTCTGGATTTGGAACATATGTGGGACGAATTCTTGTTTTACGAAGATCCATACCAACAATGGATGTTCCTCTTGGAATAACCACACCACCATAAACAGAATTTAATTTGTAGAGAGTATTATCAGGAGATGCTAGATTAAAATTGGTGTCTAGATCCCATTGAGTAAGATCTGTGAGACCTGTGATCCCGCTTCTTTCTGAGTAAGTTCCTGTGCTTGTTGGAATATATCCTGGTCGGTTATCTACAATGTGATCACCTGGATATAAGAGAATAGTGGTCTTATTAAATCTATCATTACCTAAACCGCGCTGATATGAGAATCTTGCTGATTCAATCAGTGCTCTTTGAATAGTTTTAAACGGTCTTGTTAGACTATTTCCAGAGTTTTCAATACTATCAGTAGAATCAAGACTGCTTGGATCAACGTAGAGAATTGTTCCTCTTGCAGACTTCAAGAAATTTTCCAGGCGTGAAAGACCCATCTTATTAATACTTATAGTTTCCGTTATAAGTTATTTATCATACAACAAAACCTCCACGAAGGAGGTTCTGAAGTCACACTTTTTGGGTCACTGTGACGAATTTGTATCGTCTTGATTATTATACCACTTCTCTTCTTTCCACGTCAATCTTTTCTTCAGGTTCTTATCAAATACCATCAAGTATCTATGTTTCCTGCTACGGTCTCTCCATTCACCTTCTAGACCCTTTACAGAACCTCTAGAGTGCTTGGTTCCATCAGCATAGTAAAAGTCTTTCTTTGAGTCTGTTAACCCATAGTAACTAAAATTACAAGCTCTGTATATAACTCCAGAGTGGTGATTAGAGTCAGCATAACTAAGAATACAACGAACGCGGGCATCTTTTCGGAACCTTTTGATACAACGACTGACGAACCAAGATGTAATGTTATACTCTGTCTTTTGGAGATCTGGATGAACACAAAGTCTTGAAAGTTCATAGAGACCTTCTTGTTCGTGTCTTTCCAACCCAAAAGCACCAACTGCTATTTCTGGGACGGGGATCTTAGTAAACACGCAACAAGCGCGGCACCCACCCACATGGAGAATATCAGTAGAGGAAGAGGAAAATAACCCGTAATTATATCCACTTTTAAAATCCTTAGACTCGTCTTTAAGATAATGATAGGTATAAAGAAGATTTTTTATTTCTTCCTTACCTACCCTATCTATAAAGTAATCGGTTTTCATCTAAGTATTTTTACTCACTTTGTTTGCATTCCATCATATATTCTACTGTAGTTGCTACATCATTCATAGCATCACGAAGAAATGGTTGTTGTCCCGATTCTTGCTTAAGAATAGGTCTTGAATCGTCGGTAAGAATCCAACGCCATTGCTGCATAGATTCACAATACCAGAGATTGATTTTCATTTTATAGTTTTATAAGAACTAAAGCCCCCATTCGGAATCGAACCGAAAATCTTCCGCTTACAAGGCGGATGCAGTAACCGTTATGCTATAGAGGCATCAATCAGCAGGCATCATTTCTGGATTTTCCAGTTCAACTTCAAATAGCATTGGATGACACTCTTCATCTATAAGATAGAAAGATGATTTGTATAAGTCCTCTGGTTCAAAGCGTCTTTCTTTATCTGCTAATTCTATGAGTTCCAGATCGTACATAAGACTATCTGCAACATCATCAAAAGTAAAAGGAACTTGATTTATAAAGTACATCAGAACCAATTGGGTTCCTCTATTGTACCAGCAATATCTTGCATCAATACGGTACTTCATAGGATGTTCCTACTTTTGATTATTTAGAGGTTAAACCTCATACCCGTGGACAGATTCGAACTGTCGCTTGAACGATTTTAAGTCGTTTGCCTCTTCCGCTGGGCTACACGGGCATAAAAATCACCCTTTGTAGGTGATAGGATTATACTTCAGAAACTCAAAGAATGTCAACTTCATTTCTTTATGCGACATTCCACAGTGTTTTGCTGCTTCTGGAAGATTCATTTTAGAGTAAAACAAACCATCATTTGCTTCTTTTACGTTCTGAGGGGTTGTTTTGACTGGTTCCTCTTTGAGGTTTTTATGTGAGATTTTGTATAGATTCATACTTTTTCAAAAAAGTATCGTGTGAGATTTTTACCGGAGAAATTTTTGGACCAAAAATGGAACTTAAAGTGGATTTGCGTATGAGAGAGTGCTTTCATCAACTGTGTTACGTACATAGTCTAACACATTCATAAACTCATCAACCGTATCGCAGGACACTTTTTTTTCTGACCCCTCACTGGAATACAGATACACAGTACGCTTCAGCGGATCAACCACGCAACGTGTCAGGTACTCGTCTTGCATTTGGTTCGTTTCGTGATTACCCAGTTATCATAGCAGGGTCAGGTCAGGGCGTCAAGGGGGGTTATGCCAGTTTTAAAGTGGTTGATCCAACACCAACAACAGATATAGTTAAATTAGATCCAACAACACTAATAGTGAGTTCATTTCCACCGACAGAAACATTTCCTGTTACTGCAACATTTCCCACAAATCTTGCCGCCAAGGTAGCACTTGCACTTTTTTGAACATGTAATTGATATCTGGTATCAGGACGAGTTCCAATTCCAACAATACTTTCTACATATTCTCCTTGCTTACCATTATTATCAAAAACTTGAAGAATTGGTTCTGGCTCAGTTGCACCACCAGCACCTATTGATGTATAATCACCAATTAAAACAAGATCTTTAAAGTAATTTGAAACATTATCATCAATAAAAACTCCCCAGTCTCCACCAGTTACAGGAGAACCAGGAGATCCATAGTAAAATCCATAAGAATTATTTGCAAGTGTTGGATTTGAAAAAGCAAATCCAAATTCATCAACTACTCCCCAACTAACTCCAATACCCTGAGTTCCTGTAAAAGGATCTGCTCTAAAGTGCCATGCATTATCTAATCTGGTGTTATTAAGTGTTGTTGTTCCGGTAAAAAGATATGGTTCGGAATGAACTGATGCGTGCTGAGTAACAGCACTTGCAATTCCAACAACAATATCAATAGATTTATAAAAACTAGGAGATTGTTGAATCCCAACTATCGCAAGTTTTCCTGTCGCTAAGCTACCAACATCTGCAGGATCTTCTAACGTAGTATGTCTTCTTGCATACTCATAATCAGAACCATTTGAGGTGATTATTGTTATTGGATATGGATCTGATGGTAATTCTGGAGGTTCTACCTTAATAAGTCCAATATTATAATCTCTTGTAGTTTCAATCATATATTCACTCCTTTATGTCGTAATGATATCCAGCAATAGATCTTTGAGAATTATCTCCAGGATAATCTTCAATTGTTCCCTCATATTCGGGAATAAGTTTTTCAGTATCTTTTCTTTCGGCCATAATGTAATAGAAACAATCAATCGGCATACCTCCTTTTGCCTGGAGATACACTTTCTCATCATCCCATCTTTTAATAATTACATCCTGATGAGCACCAATAGCAGTCAGATTAACTGTAATCGTGTTAATATCAACAAGACCTTTCCAATATTCTGGTAGAGAAATTTCAGTTCTATTTTTAACTCTTCCTCGAATATAAACTGCCGCTTCCGGTCCTTCTACACAAGTATGAGTCAGTCTCCAACCTTGTTTAGTTGGGTGAGGAATATCAAAATTTTTCTTTCTATGTAACTTATGTCTTCCACAATGAGATTCTACTGTTCCTTGTGCTTTTATATTTAAAGCTGATTTAATTTCTCCCCCAGCAAGAATACTTGCATTTACATCTAAATTATCAAAAATAGCAGCATCTCCAATAACTGCAAGTGAATATGGAGAATGATTTGTTAATGAACCACAATAACCTAAGACTCCAGGAATAATTGGAGTAGGAGAATCACTATTATCTAAAGGACCAATCATCGTGGTTGCCCAGATGTTTGGGAATGCTCTATCTGCTCCTTGAAGATTTGGACCTTGTTGATAGGCTGCCCCACGAATACAAGCAGGACCTCTTCCAAGAATTTCTGGTTTTGAAGGATCTTTTGTACAATGAAGTTGACCATGAATCAACTCAAAATCACTAGAACTTGACATAGATTATAATGGAAATTGTTTTGCTAATTGTGCTAAGTTTCCTAAAATCGGAACTGATGGTCCTTTAAGAGCACTCGTTGAAGTCATCTTCTGAATGCTACCACCAAATATTTTCATAATATTTATTGCTGTTTGTTGCATCTCTCCATCAGTGTACAAACTGAGAGACTCATTCGCGTTTACTGTAAATTTTTTAGTCTCTACGTTTACACTTTCATTGGAGATAATATTGATGACTCCTTTAGTTGGATCAGGTCCACGAGCAATCAAATCAATATTCTCTGCCTCCATTCTAATTCTTCCTTTTGTTTGAATTAGAATATCACTTGATTCTGCATTCACCCAAAAACCAACTTGGTCTTTTGGAATATCATCTCCACATCCAACTTGATAACGACCCCTACAACGATGAGTCATCCATCGTCTTCTTGGTTCCGTTTGATCGATTGCAATGTACTCAAGAGACTCCTGCCCTTGAATCATCACTGAAGATTTAACTTGGTCTGGATGAATATGCCCAAAAGAGAGCATACCATCCTTTGTTCCTGTTCTTTTTGTTTCGTAATTTTTAGATTTCGTCATCGTGGTACTCTATCAAACTCTGTTTTTGGTGCAATTTTTCCTACACAATCAACAACACTAACTAGTTGAACTCCATCTGGAATATCAAATAATGCTTGCTCATCAGTAATTGGAGTAGCACTTAATACTGGATATAATTTTGCATTATAACCTGTTTGTGATTCAATTACAATCTCTGGAAGATCGGTATATCCACATCCTTTTGAAAGAACTTTAATTGATACAATTTCTCCTCTTTCATTTATTTCTAATTCAACTTGAGATCCATTTTCAGGAACAACCCTTGCAATATCTCCAGGCACAAATCCAAATCCACCATCTTCAACATAAATGTTATCTAAACACATCAGAACTTTATATGTAGGTGCTGAAGGAGGTGGGGCAGGAGGTACAGGAGGTATAGGAGGTACTGGTGGAACAGTGGGAACAGGAGGAATAGGTGACTTATGAATCACTGCAACCTTTTGTTTTACAACTCCTCCTGGTCCAGTTGCAGTTAAAGTATAAGTTGATGTACTTGTTATAGTTAAAGTTCTCTTACCTTCTTTAGTTACTGTACCAATTCCTTGATCAATCTCCACACTTGTTGCATTAGTTACTTGCCATAGCAAATCAAATTGTTCATCGCCAGTGACTTCATACTTTGAAGATACAAAGTTTACAGAAGGTGGTCTTGCTGGATCTGGAACTGGTGGATCTGGTGGTAAAGTCGGTACTAAAGAAATAGTAACCCGTGAAGTTTTGGTTCCACCAGGTCCTGATGCTGTTAGAACATAGGTCTTTGTTTTTTCTATTAAAACTTTTTGAGTTCCTCTCAAGGAAAGATTATTTCCAACTTCTGTGATATTAACTGTAGTAACGTTTTCTGTTGACCAAAAGAGAGTTACTTCTTCAGGAGAAGTTATAAGATACTTAGATGCAGTAAATGTAACAATTGGAAGTTGTGGTGATGGATCATTAGGATCTGGAGCTGGATCAGTTTTTCTGCCGTTTCCACCTTTACTACCATCAGGAGCAGGAAGATAACCTCTCCCAGGAGAAGTGATAACAATATCTTTTACTTCAAGACCACCTTTTGTTCCTTTTTTTGTTCCACTATATGGTCTTGTTCGAACAAATAATTTTCCACCAGATCCATTTCCACATTCATCAATTAACTGAGCAAATGGTGGTTTTAGATAATTAAATCCAGGATTCTTAATATCAAAACCTATAATTGAACTTGAATTGGGACTTATAATAGCATTTGCCATTGCTCCCATTCCCATTCCACCAAAAAATTGAACTTTTGGTGGACCGCAAGGTTGAGGATTTGTTGGACAGGGAGCAGGAGTTGAAGGTAAAGCATCGGGAACCTCAAGATTATTTACCTCTTTAATCAACAATTCTCTCTGATATCCATCACCATCTTGAAAATAAAAAAGTTGGTTTGGATCTTTGGATGCAACACAATTCGCCTCACTACGAGTTACATCATTAATTCGCATTCCGTCTTTATCATAGAATGAAACGCGAATTGGATCATTAGGTTTTCCTTTAAAAACCTTTCTTGTCTTATTTTGTCTATCTACACAAGAGTCTCTATACTGGTCTGCCATATTAAATTACTATAAATCTAAACTATTAACCGCTTCTTGTCTTTGTTCCGGAGTAATGTCTCCATTCCACCAATCAACTCCACCACTATTAGAAGTATTTACATATGAAGTAGCGGGAGTTTGACTTGTTCCAACACTTTTACCTGATCCAAAAGATCCAGGTTGTGATGTTGCCTCCACTGCATCGCCAGTATTTCCAGAAGTTTCTGATGAATCACCAGAACGACTAATTTCATTCTGTGTTGGACACGCTTTGTCATCATCGCACTTAAAGAAGTTTAGGATTCCAGTTACAAAATCAATTGCATTGAATAAACTATCTGCTAAGTTTGTAATTTTTCCTACAGCATTACCTAAAAAAGAATTGATTGCACCTATTGCAGAAGAAATTGGATCAGTAATACCTCTAAGTAAATCTGCAAGAAAATCTTCAACAATGCACATAGGTCCATTAACATACTTATCAATTAATCCTAATAACAAACTTCCAACTGTTTTTGCAAGACCTCTTACAATTTTTGCAAAAGCACAGGATAAACCATTAATTCCTTTACCTAAACCATCTAAAAATGAAGGCATTTCTCCAGGAAATAAAAATGGGAGAACTTTTTTCACATTATTTTGAATCTGATTCAATACCCAACCACGAACTCTTCCCATAATATTTTTTGCATAACCAGCAATATCTGTAGTTGCAATGCTGACTATTTTCTTAATTGTCTTTCCAGGTTCAACATCTTCATTTATCAAAGCATCAACTGCAGAATTGATATTTGAAAATCTTTTAATCGTTGATATTGCGTTCTGAAGATTTTTAATGACTCTTTGTATTCCTTTAGAATCACCGTTATCAGACTTACAAGGACTTGCCACTGCATATACTTTCCCAATATCATCTTTATACTGATAAGCAAATTTTGTAATTTCATCAGAACCAAGTGCATGTGGCATATCAACTGCACGTTGAAGCACTTTTTGTCCTTGAGGTGATAAAACGCTACTTGTCATAGTTTAATTTGGTGGTAAAGTCCCATTCTCTATTATGTATCTCTCTTTTTCCAATTCTGCTACAATTTCTGGGTCAGTGACTACATCACCAACTTGTGGACCTGCTGCTTCTCTTGCTGCTGTTCTTTGTCTTAATTCATTTAAGGTATATGGAATGGACTGTGCAACTTTATATTGAGTGCTGGCATAACCAGGTCTTTTTATATTTTTAATTGCAATCAAATAATCAGGAACATAAGCAGCAAGTTGTGGTGTTGTTCCTTTGTAGGTATCATTAAAAAGTTGAAGTCCACCAATCTCATCTTTTGGTTGTTGCTTTGGAACTTCGTTATTTGAGTTTATTAAAATACCATCAATATAAGGTTCTTGCCCCGCCATTCCATCAAGAAAAATACCAGTAACTATTGTTCCAGCAGAAATAGTAGGTGTATCAATAAATCCACCAAGTCCAGATCCTGCAGTCACTGGCATAATCACATTTGCCATAGGTAATTGTTCATCGGGAAGATCTTGAGTGCTTCCTGAATGTAATCCAAAATATCTCACACGATAACGATAACCCCAACCTTTTTGGTCCTTTGGATCAAAATGTGCTGCCTCAATATTATCTTGCCAAGAAGCACTAGAAACAACTCTACCAAACCATCTCGGTAAAGAGGAGGCTGCATTTAAATCAAAATTACCAGAATATGCATTCATTAGTCTTCATATATCCTACATTCTAGTGCATCAGGATGACCATCACAATAAAGTTCTAAAGGTGTTGGATCATGATCATCATCTGGGTGATTGATCTGATATTTTTCAAGAGAATCTAATTCATTTTCCAAATGACGACGACGTTGCCCATTTGTATTAGGGTTGTCTAATTCATCTCGATCATTATTAATGTGCTGCTGAAGTGACTTTTCCATTTTAGGACGATTTTCTTCCGATTGAATCTCTCACTAAATTGAGTCTTGTATAACAACTATTTTTTGTTATACGATGACACACATCCGATATCATATATATACCACTTACTTTCTCACTTACAAGTTTTGTTGTATTACTTGTAATCTCAGGAAAGTCGCAATGAACTAAATCTCCTGCACGAAGACTAAAATCTCCAGGAATTGCAATCGAAAGTTTAGTTGAAAAGAGATTATTATATCTCATATAAGACTGCCTCAAAATCTCATCATTATTATAGTTTACATAAGTTGATTTTGGAAGTTGATCTAATAATGTTTTGCCCGGAACAAGAAATCCTTGATCATCAAGTTTATAAGATATTCTTGCTTCTTGCTCTTGAATATTTAAGAATTTTCCAATTACTGGTTGTTCCTTTCCGCCATTATTAGTTACTTTAAATTGCTCTTTAGAATCAAATTGATTCTCACGATATGCACTCTCATAAGTATTCATTCCTTTTAATTTAGTTTTTGATTGAGAACCAGTTTGAAGAATATTTTTTAAATCAAGAGAACTTACAAAAGAGTATTGTAGGATCTTTGCATCATAAGTTGGTGGAAGATCAATTAGATTATTAAAGATAAGTTTTTTCTTTGGTTTTTGTTCGAATAATTTATCAATTGATTTAAACTTATAACCATCATAAGTTTCATAAAAAAGAAATCCTGCAAGTTTTCCTTTTGAATCTTGAACGTCGGGAACTGATCTTGGTCCTAACCAAGTACATTGGTAAAAAGGTTTGGTTGTTGTTGGTAAAACACTTAAAGAATTTAAAGTCGTATCAATATCAAGTTTCTTTGTTGTTTTTAATGTTTCTGTTAGTATCTTTTCAATAGTGTCTGATATTTTACCATCATATCTTTTAATCACTCTAAAAGGAACCAACTCATTGTTCACTGCCTCTGCTGTAAAAAGATCTAAGTCAAAAGTAATTTTATTAGTTGTTCCTGCAGTTTGCGTTGGTACTTTTAGAACTAAATGCTTTTCTCCAAGAAAAGATAAAGTTGTATCATATCCATCAGTAATTTTGAGATTAATTTTTTCACCAGTTGTAAGTTTAATTCCTTGTTCTTCTACAACTGCAGAACCTTCATCTTTTCTATATCCAGTATCAGCAAAAGTTGCAGATGCCCTTATACTATTATCAAGAATACTTTCATAATAGTTTAGTTCTATAATACCACCCGCCAAGTCTAACTTTGGTCTTCCATAGTTTGATTCAATCTCAAATAAATTAACTTGTGACTGACCACCTTGTGCTGCAATATTCGCGGGCATTTTTTATCCTCTACTTAAACTTAAATCCATATTACTATTTACAGCAACTGGAACTGGGAATGCAATCATTTTATTTCCACCACCAGAAACCGGAACTTGTCTTTCAATAATCATAGGTTGAATAGCGATCATCATTCCACCTCCGGGAGTTTCATAAGAAGCAAAGGAGTTTGGAATTGCTCTATTTGGTTTTGATGGTCCAATGAGACCACCTCCTTGCATATTTTTCCTTGATATATCTGGTTGTGTTGGAGTTGATCCAATTTGAGATCCCTCTGGAAGTTTATATTTTTTCATCAAATCATTAAATTGTTGTTGTGTTATCTCTGTACCATCTTTATTATAATATTTCTTTTTAGAATTTCCAAAAAAATCTTTGCCCATTTGAATGCTACCAATACCAGGAACTGTAATTGGTTTATCTCCAAGTTTTAAATTTACTGAACGTCTTTCTAGGTCTCTTGCCTGCTCAAGCGTTAATCTTCCTGTACTTGATTTTGGTTGTACTGCTTCTGTTGGTTTAGGTGCAGTTGGAGCTCTATAAAATGCTCCGCCGGGGGGAGTCATCCCACTAGCTGGATAAGATTGCAATAATTGATCGGGTGTTGCTTCCCAAGAAAATCTTGCTCTACTACTAGAATTTGATAGCACTCTTCCATTATCCATCATAACTCCAACGTGGCCTCGAAGGCCATCATTTGCATCATAGACCCAAACATCTCCAGGTTTTGCATCTCCAGTAGAAACTCTTTTCCATCCCTTTCTATCTAATCCATAGATTACCTGATCTGTAGATTGGGCACTTCCCCAAGGAGTAGAAACTCCTGCTTTAGAAAAAACTTTATTTACAACCCAAACACAAGAAACATTTCCACCTCCAGGACCAGAACTTGTGTCTAATCCTTTTAGATTTTTAGCTGCTTGAAAAATTTTATTCCCTATTTCGCCACCGGTTTCTTCAGAAATCTCCGCATCTACTTTTCCAATAGTTCCAGTCAACTTAACATCAGTAGATTGCTGAAATACATGGTCTCCAACTGCAACTTCTCTAGTTCTTCCAGGTTGACTTGTTCTAGTGCTCCTATTTGAAAAAAACACTGAACGAACTACATAATCAGCATCTCTTTCATTCAAACCAGATTTAATCAAGTTTTCCTTAAATTTTTCTGGATCATTTCCACCATCTTTAATTGCAGAAGATAATGCAGATCTTCCAGAAACAGAACTAGTTCTGTTAAAGTTACCATCTGCATAAGGAGAAAATTGACTGGGCGCAAAAAGAATATCTCTAATTGTAACCTGATCTTTGTTTTTTCCCCTAATACCAAATTGACCAGGAGAAGCTGTTCCAGATTTAATTAATCTATATCTATTCAAGATTACAGAAAGAACAGCTGCTTTACCTAAACCACTTTGATTTCCAGATTCTGCTTGAATCATTCTACCTAATGCATCAACATCTTCTGGAGCTAGTCCAGACATAGAAATGGATGTAATAGAGCCTCCACCACCATCAGCACCTCCTCCTCCGCCACCTCCACTCCCAGGTCTTTCACCACCACTCTTCATTTGAAGTTGCTTTTCAATACTTTGAATTGCTTCATTTACTCTTTGATCTATAGTAGGACCAATAAGTTTTGCAAGCATATCTCCAGTATTTACATCACCATAAGTTCCTCTTAATCCTCTTGAAGGAATTGTACCACCTTCAGCAAATGCTCCAATTTGAGATCTTAAAGAACTCATACTCTTACTTGTTCTTTGATTTGCAAGAGTATCTGCAATATATCCAATACTATCAAAGAAAGCCTTAAAGACTTTTTTGTCTGGTTTTTGACCCAGAGCCATATCAATACCAGAACTCATTACACCAAGAATTCCTTTTGCAAGAGTTTCGTCAGACTTTAATGTGCCCGACATTTTTTTCAGTGTATCAAATGCACTTAAATCTTTCTTTTCTTTTCCTAGGTTAGCCAACCAACCACCAGCAGGTCTTGTATATTTCTTACTAGGATCTTCTGGTTTAGCATAGAACTCTTTAACTTTCTTTTCACCACCAACATCCTTACCTGGTTGTGTTTTTGGTATTGTAACTCTTGGTGGTTTTCTTCTTGTTGGAGTAATCGTTCTTCTTTTTGGTCCTCCTACTGGTCTTCCACCTCTTGTAGTTCCACCACCTTGATATCTTTTAACAACTTTTCCTCCACGAGAGAACATTGGAACATATGGAAAAAATGCTTTAATAATATCACGAATTAAAAGAACAACATCAATACCCATACTTACCAAACCAAATGCAGCTGGAACAGCAGCACCAACTCCTGTTAATGCAAGAATTGCAGACCCTGCTGCTAATCCATCAAGAGTTGCTGAAATGGAAGCAAGTGTTCCTCCAATTTTATCTCCAGATTTAAATCTTGCAAAAGCGTCAGCAGTACCAACAGCAGCACCAAGTCCAGGAACTGCAGCACCTGCAAACTTACTTAAAGGACCTTTGAGTTTTGCAAAAGGACCTTTAAAAATATTATTCCACCATCCAGGAACCTTACCACCTTTACCAGTAGTTACTTTTGGTTTTCCGCCCGGTTTTTTTCCACCTCTTCCTTGTGTTACTTTTGCTGCAGGTTTTCCCGCAGCAGGTTTTTGCCCTTTCCTCTGTTTTTTAAATTCATCAACAGCAGCAAGACCTATATCAAGTCCAACAAGTCCAGCAATAATAGAAGCATTTACAAAAGTATTGAACTGCTTTTCTAACTTATCAAACTCCTTTTGATAGTTTCCACCAACTCCTGCTTTTGCTGATGCTATAAATCCAAGTGTTTTATCTTTTAAGTCTCCACCAAACTTCACCAAACTCATGAAACCATTAAAAAGACTACCAAATAATCCTTCAGCAAACTGATAGATTCCACCTACAATTTTTGCAAACCCTTCAAGTTTTGGTAGAAACTCTATAATTTTTGGAAGCAACCATCCAAGTGCAGTAAAGAAAAGAAATCTTTTTACACGATCAAAAAATCCTAAAGAAGGTAATCCAAGTGATGGAAGTTTAAATCCTTTTAATTTTGGAGTTTCTAATTTCTTTTCTGCTTCATCAAAGTCTTGTTTTTCTTTACCCTTTCTTTTGACCTCTGCTTTTTTTTGGGAAACTATAAGATCTGATTTTAAAAATTTATCTATATTAACTAACTTATTATTTGCATCGCTCGCATCTTTAGATTGTCTTGTTGCTAATAAACCCTTTGAGAGTGGAGAAGTCTTTGCAAGAATATTAGACTTTCCAATCTTTGTAATTGCTGAAGACTTTGATGATGCTAGTAGTTTTGAAGGATTTATGATTTTCGCCATTTACTTATCCCACCAACCCATAGATACTTGCATTCATTGCTCTATCATTATTTGGAGCAGTTGCAGAGAACTCAGGAACTTCTGATCCACCACCAAGACCTGCTGATCTTGCTCTTGATCCTCCTGTAGACTGTGTAATTGGCGGAAGAGTAATCATACCACCAGATCCTGATCCAGAAGAACTGTAAGGAGTGATTTGAGGCCTATTTAAAGCACCTTGTTTAAATGGAGTAGAATTGCTGTCGGTCATTGCGACCAAACGATCAATTAATGATGGTCCCCCAAGACGAGACACTGTATCTACGGGAAGTACATATTCTCCACGTTGAAGTCCAGTTAATTGAGTATCTGCAGTTCCACTAATATCCATACCAGTATTAGAATTAACCAGTCCTCCACCTTGTTTTTTATTGATTGATAAACCACCAAGAAGATTTGTAAATAAACCACCAACTACACCAGGTTTTAAATTTGGTTTTGAATTTGGTTTTGAATTTGGTTTTGTTGGTGATTGATTAACTTGTGGGTGCCTATAATATATTAAACTTTGAGTATTAGGCCACCAGGATCTAGCTTGTTCTGGAGTATTTAAATTACTAAAAGTTCCTTTAGATGTTGAATTGTTTGCAATTCTACCATCTGGCATCACTATACCAATATGACCATATGGTTCTTTTCCACTACCAGGTGGATCTCCCGTATCTTTCCATATTACAATATCACCTGGTTTTCTTTGTTTTTCTGAAACCATTAAAAACTTTTTAGATAAAAATGATTGAATATCTGGTACATAATTTGGTCTCATAACTGAACCCCAAGGTACAGATATTCCCGCTCTTTTATAGACTTCATTAATTGCAGGAGCACATCCATTTTTTGCATCTCCACCCCTAGATGCATAACTCCAATTTTCTTTCATTAAAGATGATGCAGACTTTGTTAGATCTGTTGATTGTCTTTTGAGAGATCCACCAACAATACCCCCATCCTTAAACTTTGAAATCATTCCACCACTTGAAAATCCACCACCAAATCCAGGAAATCTTAAATTACTCATAGCAACAGATCCTGGTTTTCTTCCTGCAAGATACTGAGGAATGTTTAAAGGTTGTCCAGTAGTTCTATCAATATATCTTTGACCAATATCTTGTTGATCTCTTTCTGTTAAAATTGCTTCACCAGTTTTTGCAGCAATCAGAGTATTATCTTGACCAGCACCGGAAATTGGAACACCACCATAAAAATCCATTCCTCCCATTCCACCAAAAGGAGTCACTCCACCCATTTTGAAAGAAGGGATCATTCCACCAAGATTGAGTGTTGGAACTTTAGTGTTTGCTGCTTGATCAGTAGATTGTTTTGCTTGATCTAATTCTGGATTTGATGATGGTATTAATCCTGCTTCTGGAGAGGGTTTATCGGTAAATAAATTTCCAATTTCTCTGCTAACTAAAGGTGCTGCGGCAAATGCTAAGAAAGAAAGTTTTTTATTTTTACGAATGAATCCAAATATTTTTGGAATGCTCATTGCAAGTGCAACAATCATTCTCGTTACACCTTTCAATAATCCACGAACTAATTTTCCAAAACCAGTTCCAAATAAAATGTAAAGTCCTGCAAGAGCGGGCCAATGGTCTGTTAAAAATTCTATAAATGAATTAAATTTATTTTGATTCTCCTTATCACTCATCCAATCCATGAACTTGGTAAATGCTCTACCAAGTAATGTGAAGAATACAAACCTCCAGATACGATCAATGATTGCTTGAAATGGAGACAACATCTTTTTAGTTGTCGATACAATTCCAGCAACACCTTTTTTAAATCCTTCTAATGTTGATTCTCTTTTTCCTCTTTTTTCTGTTTCTTTTTCTTTTCTATCTTCGTCTGCTTGTTTTTGATCGAACTTAAACTTGGATCCTAAAGTTTTAAGAATAGAATCTAATGTTTTTTTAATCCCATCAAAACCACCACTTTCCACTAAAGAAGTTGTAGATGAAGGAGCAATTGATAGTGTCTTTTTAGTTCCTTTGAGTAATTTTGTTGTTGCTACTTTACTTGCAGTTATCTTTTCTTTCTTTGGACTAAATCTACCTTTCTTTCCACGAATTCTTTTTCTTTCGTTTGCAAGTAGTGCAAGTTCCTCTTGAGGTAACTTTTTTGAACCAGCAACAATTGCTTCTTTAAGGAGGGTTAGATAAGTATCATAATCGATGTCGAAAACATCCTCAAGACCCAGTAGCCTTAAAATTCTTTCATCGATTTTTTCGGATACTGATCTCATTTATCGCTGTTGTTGCTGGTGTTTGAGTTCTTCTTCTTCCAGATGCTGTTTCAACAAAATCACATAAATGTCCCTTTCCCAAGGCATCATATTTTCAATCTCTGTTAATGAATATTTATGATACTGCATCAAAGAAAAATTTAACCTGAAGTAACTCTCCAGGTCCATATGACTCATTCCTATTCGAAAAAACTTGAGAGACCCTCTAACGTCACTTCACTTTCAACTTCAGTCACTGGATTTTTAATTTTAATTTTATGAGATAGTTTAGGCATCGTCTCAAAGAACTTTTCAATCTCTTTGAACTGTGAGGAATTCATTTGGTCCAAAAACTCAACCAATTCTTTTTTAGTTACATCAGAAGTAGACCATACCTCATCTTCTGTATAAATTTTATCAATACAAGATGAGATCAAATCAAATGATTGATCCATTGTATTATCAGCAGAAAGATCAAAGTTACTCTTAATAAACTGATCAAGTGATGGATACTTCATTTCCATCATAATTGAATCATCAAGTTTAATTTGCTTATTATGGTCTGGATTTTTTTGAACTTTAATATCGTCTACATTAATTTTCACAGGAACTTGAGTTTCACCATCGTCAGGACAGATGATATTAACCTCGATTTCCTCTCCCACTGACTTTCCGCGAATATTCAAGAAAAGAAATTCAATATCAAAAGTTGGAAGTGATTCTACTTTAATTCCTTTTGTCTCAATACAATTTTTAATAACAGTTTTAATCGCATTAGTAATCTGTTTTGTATCTTCAGACTCCAATGCAATGACTAGTAGTTTTTCTTCTTTTACAAGAAAAGGTCTGTACTTAATTGTTTGTCCAGTTGAAGGCAACTCAAGTTCATAAGTTGGTGTAGAAATTTTAGGTAAAGGCATAATATCCTATAAAAGTTTCAGTGTGACTATTTATTACCTCACTACCGGGTTCCTAACACCAATTCCACCAAATAAGTCTGCATCTCCTCCCTGACCGGGTGGAACAGTAAATTGTCCAGGAACAGGTGCAAGTTGATAGTCAAGATCAAATGGTCGCGTTTGTGACTCTCCTATTATTTGTGCGCTAGAAAGATTTGGAACCCCAGTAGCTGGCGTTTGTGATGGTTCAGTTTCTGTGCTTACAACACTTATATTTTTCATAAGATATCTATCATAAGAAAAAGCAACAGTGCATTTGAGTAATTGCGAACTATCATAAGAAACAGGCATTGAATTTATAGAAATTGGAAATGCATTAATAAACTCATATGATAATTTTGCTCCAGTGTGAGGTCCATTCGTTTCTTTATCTTTTCCTACATTTCTTTGTGCATTTCTTTCAAATTTATCAATAAAAATAGTTGTTTTGTAAGTTTGTGGAAATTTAAATCTAATAAAATGATTCTCTTCATTTGTAGATATTTGTTCGCCGGAAATAAATTGTATCCACCTTTCAAAAAATCTAATCTGATCATATGTTTGATTTACATAAAAAGTAAAATCTATGCGATCATCATAAAGTCTTCTATATGCATGTCTCTGTGTAATTCCAGTATAATCATCATTTAACTCTTGAGTGGTTAATGATGATCCGGGTAATGATGCTTCAGAACAACTTATCAATAAAAGTTCACTAGATCCTGGAAGTCTTGAATCTAATTTTCCCATAAAATCATATAAAGTACCGTCAAATATACTTGGAAAATTTCGAAATTTTTCTAAACTAATCCAAACTTGATAATGTGTTGTAAGTGCTGGTTGAAGTAGTCTCGATTTTAAATCAATTCCAGCACTATAATTTTTTGGTGCAGGAGATGATGGTCCTGTTGTACTTGAAGACGGAAATCCATTACCAGGACTTGTTCCTGTTCCTGATGTGGTTTGAGTTGGAACTTGTGGAACTCCTGGTGCTGGAAATGGTGCAGTTTCTGTACCTGGAGTTGGAGGTCCATAATATCCTGGTTTCTCATTTCCATAAGAGGAAGGTATAAATGAATCGACTGATAATCGTACAGTCATCTATAAATACTTTTACTGTTATATTATGTATGCTGGAAATGGCGGAAAGCATTAAGAGTATCTACAAACCATCTTATCCAGAAAAATATCAAGGTGATGCGAACAACATCATTTGCAGAAGCAGTTGGGAACGCAAATTTTGTTATTACTGTGACCATAATCCAAGCATTATATCTTGGGCATCGGAAGAATTTTGTATAGGTTATGTGTCTCCTGTGGATGGTAGACCACATCGTTATTTTCCAGATTACTTAATTAAAGTTAAAGAACAATCTGGAAAAATAAAGACTTATGTAATTGAAGTGAAACCAAAGAAACAAACAGTTCCACCAAAACAAAAATCAAGAGTGACTAAATCATACTTGTATGAATGCAAAACTTATGCAGTTAATCAAGCAAAGTGGAAAGCAGCAGAAGAGTTTTGTAAGGATAGGATGATAGAATTCAAAGTCATCACAGAAGAGGAGTTGTTTAACTGATGTCGGAAGGTTTTGGTAAGTACGTAGGAACAGGAACTGTAAGAACCAAAGAACTTTTTCGGAGAATTGAAAGAGAAGGTGTCTCCGATCCTGAAGATATTATGCTAATCATTATGGATATTTTTAAGGAAGAAGTCTTGTATCCAGAACCAGGAAAGTTTTATACCTTTCTTTATAACCCAAAGACACCAGAGATTGAGTATGACCAACATCCATTGATTGCTTGTACTTCCTTAGAGAAATGGGGGTTCAAAGGTATGAATTTTCATTGGAGACAATCAAGACAATACACCTGGGAAGAAGTTGCAGGAAAACTTCACGTTGTTAAGTATAATGAGTTAGATGAATTAATTTCATTGCAGTATGGAAAATTCCGTCTAAATAAATAAAAACTCCTTATCAATGTCTCATACTCTACAAATAATTGAGATACTTAATCCTCTTGTAAGTAAGGAGGAGTTCTGATGGCGGGACAAAACTATACTTGGCAAGTATCTTCGCCAAATATTGGAACGGGAGTAGGTGTTATAAGTTCAACATATAATATAAATGGCAAAAATCCACTTACTACAATAACCGAAAATAATCCATCGGGTTATGTTAAAGTTTTTCCAAATAGTACTTCAACTAATTTTAATATCAAAAATCTTGAATATGCAATTCAGACTGATGGTAAAATAACTTATAGAGTTCAAGACGGAACACAAAGTCCACGACAATTTAATAGTCTTCAAGAACTAGCAGCTGGCCGAGGTAGTTGGGATGGAACAACTACTGAACAAGTTAAAACTCAAATGAATGGTATTTTATCAACAACAGCACAATCAAAAGGTATTACACCAACTTCACCAACACCACAAGGTCCAGATCAGCAAGCAGCAATACCAACAGGAAAAACAGAAACAGTTCCATCAATTGAAACAGTAACTACAGGTAAACAACTTAAAATAGCACCAGACTCTGGACTAACTTATCCTCTTAATAGAAAATCAACTCAAGACAGAATTAAGTTTCAAGCATATAAAATACTACCAAGAACTGGTCAAAGTCAAGTATCATCTGAAATAAATCTAAACTTTAAATTTGGACAAAGAAATTATGAAAGTGTAGATGGTCCGGTGTTCTTAGCAATTCAGGCAGGAATTAGTGACCAAAATAGTGTTGATTGGGGTCCTGATAGTGTAAATGCAATTGATGCTGCCTTATACAATGCATCAATAAATTTAATGCAATCGGATACTGGTCAAGAATTAGGAAACAAAGTTGGTGATCTAGCAGGTCAAATTCAAGGAAAACTTAGAAAGGAAGGAGGAAAATTTGGAAGATACCTTGCAGGACAAGCAGCAGGTATTAATAATGTACTTGCAAGAACTGATAATATTGTTCTCAATCCAAACCTTGAACTTCTTTTCCAAGGTCCTCAACTAAGACCTTTTAGTTTTCAGTTTAAAATGTCTGCAAGAGAAAAACCAGAAGCAGAGCAAGTAAAAAAAATCATTAAATATTTTAAATATCATATGGCTACTCGCCAAGAAACTACTGGTTTATTTTTAAAAGCACCAAATGTTTTTAAGATTGAATATCAATATGGAACATCAACTCCACATCCAGGATTAAATTTAATTAAAGAGTGTGCTCTTACAAACTGTTCTGTTGATTATACTCCTCTTGGAACATATGCAACCTATGAAGATGGAACTATGGTTGCATATACAATATCTCTTCAATTCCAAGAACTTACTCCAATATATGATACTGATTATGCAGCAATACCAGCAGCATCGCATCCAATAGGTTACTAAAATGACTAAACCATACTTCAGACAAGTTCCTAACTTTGAATACGTCTCCAGAAATCCAGGAGACAAATATATCTCTGAATATATTCCAGTCAAAAATCTTTTCAAGCGTGGAAAATTAAGAGAAGATATTTTTGCTAATCTCCAATTCTTTGAAAAGTATTCAATTATTGGTGATGAAAGACCTGATAATGTTGCTTATAAGTTTTATAATGATGAGACTTTAGATTGGGTAGTTCTTCTTTCAAATAATATTCTGAATATTCAATCAGAATGGCCAATGACTCAGAGAACTTTTGATCAAGTAATGTTAGATCGTTATGGTTCTTATGATAATCTATACAATGGTGTTCATCATTATGAAACTGAAGAGATTAAGAATTCTTTAGGTATTACAGTTCTTAAAGGTGGTATCCAAATTAGTAAAGATAATCCTACTTGGAAAACTAACGGAAACTTTATTGAAGCAATTAACTCATCTATTACTAATATATCTGCAACAGAAGGTGCTGATGAATTAACTCCAAGTAAAACTGTGACGGTGTTTATGGAAAATCAAATACCAAATATTTCTCCAGGAAGTCAAGTCACTATAGATGGAGTATCAGAAAGAGAGTATAACGGACAACACATAGTTAATGAAGTTTACTTCAATGGATTTACTTATGAACTTCCAGAGATACCCAATATTATTAAACCAGTACTATCAACATCAAGAAGAGAACAAGTTATCTTTAGTTTAACTTCAAATTTTATAAACCAAAGTGGAGATTCTGCATATTATTATGAATACTGGGATGCTGGTCTTGGATATTCTACTTTAGTTCCTTCAAGTTCTTTCATAAAACCAATAACAAATTATGAGTATGAATTAAATCTTGAAGAA